TCTTCATGTTTAATATAAGTTCTCAAATGATCAAAGTGTGGATGTGCTTCATTAATGTTCTGCATCTGTCCCAACATCATTTCATGTGGTTCACGAACAGAATCATAACTTGTGTAATGTTTTAAAGCAATCTTATGAACAACTGGAACTACATGATCTTTTAATGTATATGCCGACCCATCTTTGTTGTAATGTCTTAATTTAATAGTTATATCTCCTGCCGCATGAGCAGCACGAGAAGATCCTTTTCCTAATAAAGGACCTAACTTTTCTCCTAGATGAGTTTTTAATCTTTCATAATATCCTTCTGGATCATATGCCTCAGAAATGATTTTCATCAACTCTTCAAACTCTTCCTCTGTAAGCAAAGGAAGGTCTCTGTAATATTCTCTAAATTCCTTGAAACTTTTCATTTGTTACCTTTATGCGAAAAATGAAGATATTGTGCTTTTCTTTTCTGTTTGCCATCCAATAGCATCAAGAATCGTCTTGATTGGTTCTAAGAATGCCTTATCAAACTGAAGATCGTAATCTATGTATTTATCTAACTCCAGTTGTTTGGGTAATACTGCAGGAACAGCAATCACATTTTCGTGTAATGGATTGGGCATCCTCAAATAACAGAACTTGACTTTCTCTTTATCAAATATCTCAGAAAACTTATCGGTTAGTTTTCTGTCTTTGATAATCTTATTGTAAAGCAATGCTCCACGAACATGAATAGGAGTTCCTTTTCTGTATATCATTTCTCTGTCAGAATACTTATCCATACCATTCACTCCTCTAGGAAAAGCAACATCTTCAAATGGAAGAGTTCTAAATGAATCTCTGAAGTCATTGATGAACCTAATGGCATCATCTTCTGTACCATTCAGAATAACCTGAATAGCATTCTTAATTGCTTCTCTGCAAGATGATGGGGTTGAAGAACGAACTGCTTCAATGCCCATCATCTTTAACTTTGGTTTGTCATACTGAATGCCTTCGTTGTTCCAAAGATTGGTAATATATCGTTTTTTGGCAATGAATATGCCACGATCAGATATGCCTTCTCTCTTCATAAACATTGCCTGTTTATAAGCACACATCTGTTCTGCTAGATCAGAATATATCTTATCCAGGAATGGTTGAATCTTCTTTTCACACAAAGAATCAATCGTTTTGATAATCTCCATCTTATCCGTTGTTCCAATCTTTGAAACAATCGGTCCAAAGTTCAGATAAACAGAATCTGTATCACTTGCGATACAATAATCAATATTATCTGTGTTCAATAGTTTGTTCAGGTAAGCATTCAAATGCTTCTCTGCCCAACGAATAGTCAATTGACCAGACATCGTAATCGATTCTGCATAATTGAAGTCAAACCACCTGAAATAAGTATTTGCTAAAGCACCATAAGCAGAATTGAGTTTGATCTTTGCTGCCATCTGTAGGTTTTCATACTTAGCAATCTCATTTTTTAGTTCTGGTTTCTTGGTCTTTTCGTATTCCTTCTTTAGATCAAGCATCTTATCTTTGTATTGCTTTCTCTTGTTAAACAAATCTTCCATCAATGCAGGAAGAAATCCTTGAAACTCTTTGGTGTAAAAACAAGAGTTGGCAGTGAAAGAAACATTCTTACCAAAACAATAGTTTCTGATATCATCTGGAACACCATTCAATAGATCTTCAGTAGAATAAACTCTATTGAGTTTTCCACGATAAGTGTCTGGTGAAATGTTATATCCCATAATCAAATGTGGATACAAACTCGTCAAATCAAACGATACAATCCAATCGTGCATTCCAGTCTGTGGATCTTTTACATACCCACCAACAGGAATACGATCTGCCTTATTGTCTTTCTTCTGAGGAACAACAATCTTTCTATCCAGCAAATAGTTATGAATGATTACATCCCATGTTCTAACGGTTGTTAGAGCATCGGTGAAATTAATCCCAGAATCATAAGCAAAGGTATAGACAAGATCGAGCAGTTTCATCTTATCATCCAGTTTCTTCACCAGAAGACAATCTCGGATATTATACTCCATAAACTTTTGATGATCATTACGATACAATCCAGCAAGAGATTCATATTCAGAATAGTCTAGTTTCTTCTCACCAAGTTCAACAAAACTAATATTATCCAACTTATATGATTCTTGCTGCGTGTATGTGAACTTTTTATACAACTGAAAGTAGTCTAATACATTCACCCCAACAGGAGTAAATGCTACTTGTTCTTTCCCGTGAGATACTACGGTCCTTTGATCTAGGATGCCCCATGGTGACAACTTGGATGCGAATTCTGGTCCTAACACCCTAGAAATACGATTAACGCAATATGGAATATCAAACAGTTCAACGTTCCATCCAGTAACAACATCAGGACCATATAAATCTGATGACCAAATACGAATAAACTTGTGAAGCAAATCATGTTCGTTCTTACAACGAATATACTTCACCTTATTGTCTTTTGTTGTAAAATCACCATACCCTAGAGCAAAGATGATGTTGTCATACAACAGTGTGATAGCAGTGATTTGACAATCTGCTTCTTGCATATCTGGGAATTTTTCATCGGTGCTGACTTCAATATCAAGCACACAAGTCTTAATCAGATTTGTGTCATACTTAATGTTTGGATATGTATCGTGGATATATGTGTATGCATACTGGTTAAGACCATAAATCTTGAACCCGTCTAGATCTTCATATTTGGTATAGAATTCCCGTGCCTTGGAAATAGATTCAAACTGTATCTTATCTACTACAGTTCCATCTATCGCACGATATTTTGATTCGTTCTTTGAATGAACAAACAAGCAAGGTTTATAATGGATTGCTTCCTTATATCTTCTACCGTTTTCGTATCCACAGACCAGAATCTTGTTTCTGTGCTGAGCAACGTTTGTGTAAAAATTCATTATACCTCTCTTGGTCCATAAACAGGTCATAAGAGACCTTTATGCACCATTTATGGACCATCGTCAATAACAAAAAAAGAGAAGAGGTCACCCCCCTCTCTTTCCAAATAACTTTTCAAACCAAGTTACTTTTTTGACTTTGCTGTTCCCTCATCAATATCAAACTTGCGGGGTTTCTTATGCTCTGGAATTACATTTTCCAGGAACACCTTAAGCATACCATTCATCAGGTAAGTGTTTTGAATTTCAACCGTGTCCGCAATGTTGAATGTTCTGGTAAACGCACGATCAGCAATACCCTTATAGAGATAGTTTTCTGATGGAGCATTTGTTGAAAGATTACCAGAAATCACAAGAGAGTTTTCCTTCAGTTCAACGGTCAAATCTTGTTTGGAAAATCCTGCCACAGCAACCTCAATAACATACTTATTCTCATCAACCTTTACGATGTTATATGGCGGGTATCCAAAAGACTTTGCTGTACTTCGTGCGATTGAATCAAGTTGCTTTACTGTATCTTCAAAACCAACAGTAAGAGCACGATAAACGTCTGGGAAAGTATTGTAAGTCATATATTCCTCCTATTTAAGCAAGGTTAGTAAATGTGCTCCATTAGGCAGCACGACATATATATAGACAACTTCAGAACGGTTGTCAAGACATAAAATTACCCCCGGAACAGAATTCCGAGGGTAATAGTTAGATAATTGCTTTTTTAACACTGCCATCTACATAAGCATAGATTGCATCAGAGCTTACTTTTCTTTCTTTTTTTACCGGGACTTTCCCGTTTGTATGAATAGCAAACAAACGACCACGTTCATAACACCATTGTTTATTGATGTCCCAAGAATCATAAAGAGTATTCCACCCTTTATTACTCACAACATCAGCAAAACCAAGATTGAAGTGTTTAGATTTCATAATGGTCCGATAAGTTGTACGAACAGTTTCAACTTGTTGTGTCATCTGTCATCTCCTTATTGTGATACTACTATAGCACACCATATCGGTGATGTCAAACTGTTTTTATTATAAAACTTGATAACCAGTATTGTTAAGACTATACACTACAGTTTTTATATCAAATGTTACTATTGCTTTAGCGCAACCAAGACATGGTTTTGCCAATCCAAAAACAAATTTTTTCTTTTCGTGTGACTCATATTTCATTCTACACACATACAAAGTACAACGAGACAAATCGTCCATACTTATTTCTCTTAGTCCATTTTTAATACAGTCAGTTTCAGCATGAAGAAATATTGAATCTTCATTTTTACTAAACTGTGCTTGGAATGGATGTGTTTTCATCTGGTTTATGCCAAACGAAATTATTTCGTTTCTATAAACAAGGCATGCCGCAATTCTTGCTTGCCTAACAGGCTCTACAGCAATTGCTACTTTTGATAACAATTCTATGTACTTTAAATGTTTGCCACCAACAGATTTTCCTATTGGTGGCAAACTCGGTCGATCAATTGCTAGCATTTTTATGTTTCACTTTCCTTGAATATTTCTTTCTATTACGAATTACCTTTGGCTTGAACGGAGTATCCTTTGCAAATAGGATATACGCTGTTCTAGGTTTCCTTGGTTGTTTCATTTGATCTCTCCTTAATTTCTTCCATGATACAACATCGGTTTTCATCTGTCAAGATAGACCAAACTTCAATTTCTTCCATATACCTTTTACATCCAATACACATTTCTGTATGTGGATCAATTTTACAAATTTTAACACACGGACTTTTCATCGTTCCTCTCTATATAAAAAAAGAGTGAGGAACGAATCCCTCACTCTGCGATTTCTCGTATATCCGTGTTGAGTGTTGGTTCCAGTTCTGCGATAAGTTCACGTTCCATCAAATGGGCAGCTTCCTTACCACGAACCTTCGCCAGTACACGGTAACCAACATCCTCTACGGTGTCAAGACCTAGCAAAGCCTTTGACAATCTCCAAGAGTATCCTCTCGTATGAGCATTATACCAATGCTGGCCTATGCGCTTATGCATAGACTTACGGACGGACTTGTCTCGCAAGAAGGTGATACCGATATAGGTTGCACCTTCAATGTTGAGTTCGTAGATAATGTGGGTGCGGTCTGAACGACCTTTGCGTTTTCTTCCGTTATTCATACAAGCATAATACCAAATCCTACCCCCCTTGTCAAGCACTTTTTTACATATCTATTATGTAAAAAACGCATAGGTTGTAGGTAGTTTGCGGTGATTGTATATGCTATTTGCCGCAAATCATGCGGTAAATAATGTTATAACATAACAGAATAATAATACCACATGTATACAGATTATTGGTAGTTGCCTTTACGACCTATTGTATATTTAGCAACGCATTCCCAATTTGGTTTTTCTTTAAATGAAAGTATTTTGATTTGAGATAAAGGTGATCTTGGATCTTTAATCTTATCTTGTGATACCAGTTTCAATAATCCCCATTCTTCTAATAGAGCAGCAATTGTATTTCTTCTGCCTTTATCATCTTGTGAAAAATCTGTTTGTTTTCCATCTAACGCAAATAGTTCCTTAAAATGAACTATGTAATACTTACCTTGTTTATGTAGAATATGACAAGATTGAAATAGTCTGTTTTCTTTACGAGAAGCAACACCTATACGAGTTAGTGTTTCTTTGATTTTAAGAAAGTCTTGCTCCTTTTCCAATTTCACTTCAATTAACGAATCTATCATCTATCCGCCCTTTTCTTGTTGTTTTTTCAATTCGGATATTTGTTCTTTAGTCAATACAGAAAGAACTTCTCGTGCTTTCACACGATTGTATTTATAAACATTACAAATTAGATCAACATCCGATGCTTCAACCTTTTTCCAGGGCCACTTCTCAAATCGTTTCTTTTGACGAATAGAGTTATACAAATACTCATACTGTAACTTATTATCCAAATGAGAATTGGTATTCATTTCATTTACATGAAACAATGTGTCTGGAAACAAAGATAAAGCACGATTAACAACAAACGGAACATACAGAGATTCAATATAATCATCTACCATAATATGTTCTTTTTTGTGGGAGATATCATTAGAAAAATCAAATGGGGTCATTGTATATCCTTCAGTTTCATCTGTTCTAAAGTATTGGCACAGGAATCACAAATCTTTATCTTCAAAATGCCTTCAGATGTCTTCAGTTTGATTTTGTTAGGAAATGTCTTTGAATAATCATTTCCACATAAAGAACATTTTCTTTTGAAGAACTTATCCATCTTAGACATCGTGTGATTCCTGTTTTCCCCCTACTTCATTTCACATTCAATCATTATTTCTGCTAAACATGCCATCGTATTTATCTCTTTATCAGTAGCAAAAGCAGACTGATACATATACTTTGACAAAATTAATACAAGAGTAGGAATAGATTGTGATGTAAAATAGTTCGCAGAAGCATCATACAGTTTACGATATAAAGTAGTATCATCGTACTCTGCTTCTACTGACCATTTACGAATCCCGGTAAAGTTCTTTTCTTTCATCATACCAATCAACTGCTTCAATTGAACAGTCTCAAAATCTGTTAGAATACCAGAATCAATCTTACCACCCACAGAATACTTCTGCAGTTCATTTAAAGTCTTACGAAAGTCTGGAAAATACTTCTTTACTACTTCTGCTACAGCATTCTTATCAAACTCAATGTTTTCCTTCGTTAGGATATCACGGATTCTCTTATAGAACTGTGCTGCCAACTCCAAACGTTCTTGTTTAGTAAATACAAACTCAATCGTAGAACAACGAGAATGAAGAGGTTCAATAATCTTATGTTTAAAGTTACAAGTCAGAATAAAACCACAGTTAGCAGAAAACTCTTCCATAAAGTTTCTGAGTGCAGGTTGTGTGGCAGTAGTTAGATAATCTGCTTCATCCAAAATCACATACTTTCTTCCACCATTCAAAGACATGGTAGATGCAAAGTCTTTGATTTCATTTCTTAGAGTATCAATGTTTCCATTCAAAGAACCATTGATAATCATATAATCACAATCCAGTTCTTCAAGCATTGCTCTGGCAATAGTTGTTTTACCAACTCCAGGACCACCTGACAAAATCAGATTTGGAATGTTGTGATTCTTAACAAAATCCCGGAAAGAAGTCTTCAATCGTTCTGGTAGAATCGTTTCTTCAACGGTCTTAGGACGATACTTCTCAACAAACAAAAACTGTTCCATAATATAAATCCTTAGTGAAAGTTAGACTTTGTGCTCAACGCAATCCAATACTCAACCATATCAGACTTGAAGTGTGATAGTCCTTCATTGCTCAAGGATACAGTATATGTGGATGGAATCAACTTAAGTTTTTCTGCTTCAATGATAGCAGAAAAGGTCTTATCTACTTCTCCAATTTCAGTAGAGAATACATCCGATCCCTTGTTCTTAGTATTAACAGTTGAAATATAAAGCAATCCATCTTCTCCACGAATTTCAATCTCAGAGAACTTGAGGATAGACATTGCCTTTGTAACACCTTGTAGTATTTCTGGAGTCAAATCAAACTTTACATATACATCAAATCCTTTTACATCCTTTTCTGGATGTAGAATAAGAGAAGCATCACAATAGTTATACTTAATCTTACTTCTGCCTTGTTTGATAATCATCTGCTTTTCTTGGAAATCAATATCCGAATCCTTGTCCAAGGAAAGAATACCAAGGAACTTTGATAGGTCATAGATTCCAACCTTCATAGGAAAGGTATCAGGAACTGTTGCTTTTGCTACAGTTGTTTTTGTCATTGTCTTAATGACATTCCCAGGAGTAATAACAATAGATGAATTCAGTGTCTGAAAGTTTTGTAAAACAGAAATAGTTTGCGGACTTAGTTTCATAATATATTTCTCCATTATTGCAAATGACTTGCATACTACCTTACGATAATATGCAAGTCAATAAAAAGTTGCTATTTCAAAGCAAACTACTTCTTTTTCTTAGCATCCTTGATTTTATTGAGAGTATCTGCACATGCCGTTGCGGATGCTCCAAGTGCAGCAAGATCAACCAATGAACCACCAAACACCATAGTTCCTACATGTTGTAGTTTCATCCAAGGACATAACCACGTCTTTAATCCTGCTTCCTGTAGTTTTTGGCAGAACCAATAATCTTCTGATAAGTATCTCTTAGAAGCAGGATCGATCTCTGCTTGGAAATACATCATTATTTCCCTGGACCCATCAAAATGTTCTGTACGAACATGATCTGGTTTATATGAATATTGAGGGAACTTTTCAACGAAAGTTTCAAAGGTCTTCCTACGCATCATCATAAAACCAGTGCCAATTTCTAACACTTCAACAGGTTGATTGAGAGGAATTGTTGTTTGTCCACCCTTGGGATTAAAAACATAATCACCAACGAATGCATCAAGTTTGCCTGGATCTTCATCAGCAAACCCCTTATCTACTGCCATCTTGATCTTTTCCCAGGCAATACATTTCTTGGGATAAGGACCGCCAATAACATCATATGGAGATTCGTCTGACTGCAATGCTAGCAAAGCAATAACATCTTGCGGATTGAATCCAATATCTGCGTCAATGAACATCATATGGGTTGCATCAGACCGCACAAACTCATCACAACAATAGTTTCTTGCTCGTGGAATTAATGATTCGTTAAACAGAAAATACATTTGTAGTGCGACCCCATAATGGACGCACATAGCAGAAAGATCAGCAATTGATCTGGCAAACATTCCGCTGCAATTTCCTCCGTACATCGGAACTGCCAGGAATAGTTTCTTTTTCTTTAATTCGGCAACAGGAACTTTAATTTCCATATTATTATTTCTCCTTAATCAATGATATAATCACATTTCTATTTATGCCTGTCCTTTTTCAACCATTGTCTTTAGTCTTTCAGCAAAATAAATAATCTTATTCAAGTCATAAATCTTTTCTGCACCATCTTTTTCTCCAAAACGATAACATGCCTTGAAGATATTACCCAAAGCAAAATTCATATTCTTATACTCAATCAAATCATTGAGTTCTTTTGCTGATGAAGGCAGTTCATAATATGATGTAGAACCACCATCAGATTTAACCTTTGGTTGTTCTGCTGGAGTGGGTTGAACCTTTACTGGTTCTGGAGATTGATATAGAGAAGTTGTAGTCATAACCATTATTGCACCTTCACTTTCTTTTTCTTTGCTTTTTCTAAATGATAACTATTTGCTCTTTGTGTAAATAATATTCCATTGAGATGATCTAACTCGTGTTGAAAAACTCTTGCTGTCATCCCAATAAACTTCTTGGTTACTGTTTGTCCGTTTGGTTCTGTATATCTTGCTCTAATCATTTTTGGTCTTTTGACTTTAACAATCAATCCAGGAAAAGTAAGACATCCTTCTTCCAAATATATTTGTTCAGAAGATGTATCAACAATAACAGGATTAAAACAACAAAATATTGGATTGCCACCCATGACAAAAGATCGGTATGGCAAACCAACTTGTGGTGCTGCCAGACCAATACCATTATTAACAATCATAGTTTGAGCAAGGATGTGTGCCAGTTCTAATGGATCAATCGGTGGATTTGTAAAGTCAAAACGTTCTGTTTTCTGATAAAGTATATCATTGTTTTTATCTACAAGAGGTCTAACCAAATCCATTGTTACTGCCTTTCAACAGTAACAGGAACAACACCAGAACGAGTCATATCTATTGCTTTTGCCGCAGCAAGAGATAGATCAATAATTCTTCCTCTGATAAATGGACCACGGTCATTAATCGTAACAATCACAGAACGACCATTTCTCACATTTGTTACCTTTACTCGGGTTCCAAATGGAAGAGTTCTATGTGCTGCAGTAAATCCATGTGGATTAAATCTTCCCCCTGAAGCAACTCGTTGTTCTTGCCAATAATATGATGCCATGCCATGGGACA